GAGGCACCGAACGCGGAACATCCGCGCCGGTGCCTCGCCGGTGCTCTTTTAGGGGTGCTGCAGTTGCAGCTCAGGCGACGCGCGACGCGTCTGTAGCGACTTGCACGAGCTGCGCTTCCAGCTCAGCGATGCGCGCGCGCAGCTTGCTTACTACGTTGCGCGCCGGGCGCTTTGGCTTGCTCTTCGCAGCAGCCTTCGCCTTCGCGCGCTTCGGTACCCTGCGTGTGCGTATCGTCTTGAGCGACAGCAGCTCGTTCAGTGTGCACTTGCCTTCGGTTGCAGCGTGCAGCAGCGCAGCGTTCTCGACGCTGACGGCTGCAAGCTTCTTGGCGTTGCACCATTTCCAGCAGTAGGCGTACGGCACGCTGACGCCAGTGCGCTCTAAGATGAGGCGGCGCAGCTGCGGCGGACCGTCAGGGCAATGCGTAGCAACGAACTCCAGCAGCGTCATACAAGGCCTCTCGGGTGGGTGATGTCTCGGGAGGCACACCGTCCACCAAATCGGTGCGACGCGCAAGGCATATGTGCCGGAGCGCGTCAACTCGGATCGGACACACACGCGCACATTTCCCGCGCGCAATATCTGGGCAATGTCTCTCGCGTGCTATACGCTGCAGGCCCAGGTAGCTAACACAGGATGTATGACACATGACTCCAGCCCGCAAACGGCGACCTCTTCACACCACACGCAAGGTCATCGGCGCACCCGTGCCTCTGCCGAAGCCAAACGTAGACGACCCGCTCTCCGAACCGACACGCCACAGGCGCATATGGGCCGCCTACTTGCGCGCAGGCTTTACACGGCGCTCGTTTGCTGCAGCGCTTGACACGAACTATCACACCATCAACCGATGGGACGCAGGCGCCGCCGCTATGTCGCTTGACATGCTAGAGCGCGCCGCGCCGCTGCTGGGCTACAGCATGGACGAGCTGTGCTTTGGGCGCACAGGCGCACCCGCCGTGAGCGCACCTGTCACGGCGGTGCAGCCAATAGCTGCTGCGCCTGCGCAGAGGCCTGAGCCACTCACAGAGGCAGAGATACGCGCTCTGTTCGACGCGCAGCGTGTAGCGCCTGCTGTGCGCGCTGCGTTCGGTGAGCACGCTGCAAGCCCTGCGGGGCGCTACCAGTCGTTTACAGCCGACTACGTCGAGGCTTGGTGCGCTGCATACGCCTACTCACGCGACGAGCTGCAGGCGCTGCAGGCAGCAGCGAACGCCCGCGCTGTGTCAGAGGCGGCAGCAGCCGGCGTGCCAAGCGTCACGCCTGAGGCGCTACGCGCTGCGCTTGCGAAGGGGCGCGCGTAGGTAGCCGAACACTTGCTCTGTGATCGCGATGATCGACGGTGAGCCTGCAGGCAGTTTGAGCGCGTCAAGTACGTGCAGCACGACAGCGCGCTGCAAGGCGCGCTCCTGCTCTGCAGGCGTTGCAAGTGCGTCGTACTCGACGCTCGCAGGCGCACGCCTGTAGCGATACGCAGCGCACGGCAGAGGGCAGAGCTGAATGCCAAGCGCTGCAGCCATCCCCTCTGCAGAGAGCGATGGACATAGGTCCTGCAAGGCATGAGCGATCTGAAGTGCGATCATCGGCTTGTGTCACCTTCGTGTTGAGCACGTGTCGGGCTCTTTGAAGTACAGCAAGCGCGCCCCAGTTGCCCAGCAGCTTCTGCGCTTCGCTATCGCTTTGGTGAGATGTCTGCACGCGGTGTGCTCCAGTGGGGCACCTACGCAGCGGCGGTCTACAAAAATATCTCACGAGATAGATTGACCGCTTACGACTCCGCGGATATACCTCCGCAGACATGGCCTGGAACTATCGACGATTCGGCACGATCGACTTCCCGATCCACAAATCGCATCTGAACACCATCACTGGGACGCACGGCTGCCCGAAGCGCTTTCAATACGAGATGGACGCAACGCACGCTGACGGTAAGCGTGACGCAGGCGACCGCGGCATCATCAGCGCGTCGCTTGCATGCGGTTCTGCAGCACACGAGACGCTAGCGCGCGCACTGTCGAACGATGAAGTGCGCGCAGCAGTGCTCGCAGGCGCAGGCGCAGTGACGCGCTCGCGCGTCAAAGCAACGTTCTGGGACGAGCTGGAGACAGAGCTAGGAGGTCGTCAGATCGAGTGGAACGGCGCGACTGACGATGACTACATCGACATGATTCACGGCGCTCTCGATGTTCTGCACAAGCACGTTGCAGAGGTGGTGCTGCTGGAGGCTGGCTTCACGCTGGAGCTGGACGGGCTCTACTTCGCAGGGCACACCGACCTGCTCTACAGGCCGAAGAGCGCGCCGCACACACTTGCGCTTGCCGATTGGAAAACAGGCAAGACGAAGCCCGACCCGATCGAGCTGAACCACGGCTGGGAGTCAGGCATCTATTCTGCTGGCATGCGCTTCGGCACGTTCCTCAGCCGCGAGCACGTGAGCTTCGAGCGCACGCCTGACGGGCAATGGGTAGGTACGTGCATGGGGCGCAGCGTCACGCGCTCCACGCACTGGCAGGCTGAGCGCGATGCCTTAGAGCAAGCACTAGAGCAGCTCGCGCGCGGGGAGACGCACCCCGGCACGGTGCGCTTCGATGAGTTCCCGTCCGAGATTCATCACATCCACCTGCGCGACTACATCCCATACAAGAAAGCCGGCAAGAAAGCAGTCAAGCGCGCAGAGGACGTGAAGCACTACGGCCTGACGCAACCAGGCGAAGTGAAGTTCGTAGCAGGAGAGCACCGAGGCCCCGCGTGGTTGCCCGTCTCGCGTGAAGAGACAGAGGTGCCGCGCCTGAAGCACCGGCTGCGCACAGTGGTTGGCACGGTGCGCATGGGGCGCTTTCTCGATCTTGTTGGAGAGCGTTGCAACAGGTGCCCATTCAAGCAGCAGTGCCTCAACGATGGCTACGCGCCGCAGGGCGAAGAGCTGCAGAGACTTACCCAGGCCTTCGCAGAGGCTGGGCTTGACCTAACAGACAACGACTAACAACCGAAAGACACAACATGGCTAAGACACCGCCACGAGCACCCGCAGCACCTCCGCAACGCGCAGCAGCTCCTGCACCCGCAGCCTCCGCGCTCGCGCTCGCTCCGAACGTGGACGACGAAGCGGTCGCAGCACTTGCTGCTGCAGGCATCAACATCGAAGAGGACGACACGTGCGCTGAGCTGCAGGCCAGCGACTTCAAGACTGCGATGAAGCTCTTCAACATGAAGGGTAAGACACCAGGCGGCGCGCAGCGCAGACAGGACCGCTTCTACGACTCGATCACGGGCGAGGAGCAAGAGACAGTCGAGTTCGCCATCCTGGGCTTGCACAAGTCGAACGCGTACGGCGTGTACGACAACGGCGAGGGCCGCACGAACCGCGTGTGCTCCAGCTTCGACCAGGTGACAGGCATCTGGGCCGAGGACGGGCACCAGCGCAAGTGCGAGGGCTGCCCGGACAAGCGCGCTACGAAGCAAGCCGATGGCAAGGTGCGCTCCAACTGCACTGAGAACGTGGACCTGATGTGCGTCGAGCTCGGAAACACGCGCGTGTTCGCCCTGCGCGGAAAGCGCACGTCACGTCCGCCGATCATGAACTACTTGCACCAGCACCACTTCGCGAAGGGTGGCACCCGCAACGGTCAGCGCACCGACCTGCCGCTCTACGCCTACCACGTCACTGCGTCGCTGGAGATGGACGCCAGCGGGAACTACGCGCAGCTCTCTCTCGACAAGGGAGAGATTTTCTCCCCGAACGATCTGAAGCTGCTCAAGGAGTCTGCGACTGCAGTGCGTGAGACGCTGGCCGAGCGCCTCAACGAAGTCGAGCAGCAAGTCTCTGCGTCAGAGAGTGGCGGCGGAGACGCCAGCTTCGAGTACGGCTCGAACGCAGAGGCGCAGAAGTTTGTGAACGCGCAGCCATGACGATCGGTGATGGCATTGCAGTGGCGTCGTGCGCGTACGCGATTGTAGGGCTGACGAAGCAGCTCTTCAAAGCGCGTGCAGCAAGTCGCATTGCCACGGCGATCGTGGCAGCGAGCGTCGGCGCGCTCGAGATTATTCGGCAAGCGAAGTAGCCCGAGAGCGGCAGCGCGCGCAGTAGTCACAACGCGCGCTGCGCTCTGACACTCAACAACCTGGAAGGTCTGAACCATGAGCGACTCACTGGTCTGCGAAGTAGTGTCGTGGCGCGACGAGCCACGCGAATCGACTGGCTGGCACATAGTGACGGTGCGCACGCCGAACGGGAAGGAACACAAGGTGACAGGCTGCCATCTGCCGCGGCCCGGTTGCTGCGCCGAGCTGCTCGGGGATTGGGAGGATTCAAAGTGGGGCGAGCAGTTTCACGCGCGCTCTGTCTTGTCGTCGCAACCGCCGCTGTCAGCTGAGGGCGTGGAGCTGTGGCTTGCAGATCGCTGCGACGGCATCGGCAAGATCAAGGCTGCAGCCATCATGCGACGCTTCGACAACGACCCTGCGAAGCTGTGGGCCTCTCTAGAGCGCGGGCACGAGGAGCTAGCAGAGGTGCTAGGCGAGCAGCTCGCAGAGGTCGTGCGCGAAGCCTACGTGCTAGAGGGCACTGCGCGCGAGCACTACGCCACGCTGCGGGGCTGGAAGCTCACGCAGGCGCAGATTGCACGCATCATCAAGCACTGGCCGCTGGCCGAGGCCTGCGACCGTCTCTACGCCGACCCGTACTTGCTCGCAGAGCACATCAGCGGGTTCGGCTTTCAGCGCGCCGATGAGGTCGCGATGAAGTGCGGCATTGCCAAGCACTCTAAGCAACGTGTGCGCGCGGGCATCCTGTACCAGATGGCAGAGATGGCGCAGCAGGGCCACGCGTTCAGCACGTATGCGATGTTCGTGTGGATGTCGAACTCGTTTCTGGGTGTCTCGATCGACGAGACGACAGCAGTGCTGCAGGAGCTGATTGCTGCGAAGCGCGTCGTCACACCTGACGGCGCACGCATCTATCTGCCTGCGTTCGAGCGCGCAGAGGCGACTGCAGCGCGTTGCACATGCGACCTGCTTAGTGAGGACGTTGAGCGCTCCGGCGGCATGTTCGCTGCGTCTGCTGCAGCTCGCGCATTGGCTGAGAAACCAAAGCGCGAGCTGCACCCCTTCCAGCTCGACGCGATCGAGCTGATGGCGAACCCGGCCCGACCGATCGGCCTCATCACGGGAGGCCCCGGCACAGGCAAGACGACCATCTTGCAGTACGCAGTCGCGGAGATCGAAGCGCAAGGCCTGCAGGTCATCCTGGCTGCGCCTACAGGCAAGGCAGCGCGCCGCATGGCAGAGGCCACAGACCGCGAGGCGATGACGCTGCATCGCCTGCTGGAGTATCGGCCTGAGTACGTCGTTGACTGCGACACTTGCAAGCTGAGCGGAGGCGCATACAAGCGCGTAGACATAACGCAGCGCTGCGTGATCATCGTGGACGAGGCCTCTATGGTGGACCTGCAGCTGTGGGCTGCGTTGATGGGCGCGGTCGAGCGCGGCGGCAATAAGGCTGCAGTGCGCTTTGTAGGCGACGCCGATCAGCTCCCGCCTGTGGGCGCAGGCCAGCCGTTTGCAGACCATCTGCGCGCGCTGAGCGATGCAGACGCAGGCAGACCGAGCACAGTAGTGCGACTCGGCCCTGTGTACCGGCAGGGCGAAGGCTCGTGGGTCGCAGAGTCTGCGCCGCTGGTGCTTGCTGGCAAGATGCCTGACCTGACGCCGCGGCCAGACTTCCGCTACGTCAACGAGGTGCGCGCCGACTGCGTGCCTGCAGTGATAGAGAACATCCTGCGCGGCAAGCACAACGACGACGTAGGCTTCAGCGCTGCGAAGCTTGCCGCGGGCTACAAGCCTAAGCGTGGCTTCGCGTCTGGGATGCCTGCGCCTGTGCTCGTGCCGCAGAACAAAGGCCTTGCAGGCGTAGCGGTCATCAACCGTCTGTTGTCAGAGCACTTCAACCCGCGCACTGGCGGCGTGAGCGATCAGGACCTGGCGCGCATTGCGCTCGAGGACGGGACGGAGCTCCGAGTGGGGGCGCGCGTGCTCATCACCAAGAACGACTACAAGCGCGAGGTACGCAACGGCGACACGGGCGTGATCGAGCACATGGAAATGGAAGTAGACAAGCGCGGCCGGCAGACGCCGATCACGTGGGTGCGCCTCGACGCGGACGAGACGACTGCGCGCGCCATCATGAAAGCGCGCGAGAGCGGGAGCCCGATCCCAGCAACGCCGCTCATCCAGTACACGTTCAAGCAAGCGCGTGAGGAGCTGCAGCTCGGGTACGCGATGACGATCCACAAGTCGCAAGGGTCGCAGTACCCGTGGGTCATCGTGGTCTGCCACTCAACGCACACACGCATGCTGACGCGCAGGCTGCTCTACACAGCGCTTACGCGCGCAAGTGAGGGCGTAGTGCTCGTGGGCAACCGCGACGGGCTGCAGCGCGCTGTGGGCAATGCAAACGAGCTGCCTCGCAACACAGACCTGCCGGCGCGCCTCAGCGCGGGGTTGGCGCTATGACGACCCCGCTCATGGGCGAGCAGTGCGTAGCAGAGCTGCGCACAGTGCTTGAGGCGTACGGTGCAGAGCTGCGCTCGTACGACGTGCTCGACGGCCCCGAGACGCAGACGCTGCGCTTTCGCGTAGCCCTGCCTGCGTACCCTGCGCGCATCGAGAACATCGACCTGTGCTTCGAGACGCCCGAGCCGCTGCCCGGTTGCCCGTGCTCTGCGTGCATGGGCGAGGTCGGCTGCGACTGCGAGTGGTGCGCGAAAGAGCATCGGCGCGCAGCTGCGGCGGTGGCGCCATGAACGACAAGCTCAGGGCGTTCCGCGATCAGCTGCAGCGCGGCGACGACGTGCTCGTGACAGGGCACGGGCCGCACCCACGCAAGGCGCGCGTGCTCGAAGTGCTGCGCGCAGCAGTGCGCGTGGACTATCAAGACAAGCCAGGCCTGCCAGCAACAGTGCTCTTCAAGCAGGTGACGCGCGTAGAGGACGAGACGCGCAAGCCGCCGCCGCCGTTCTCGGAGGTGAGGCTCTTGAAAGACGCGACAGTCGCAGCGCTCGAGCAGGCGCTTGCAGCTGCTCCCGAGCCGCCGAAGGACGACGTCGCAGCGTGGCTTGAGATGGGAAACGAGATAGCGCAGCGCATGCGCGCTCACGTGCAGGAGCGCACGGCGTTCGAGCAGGAGCTGCGCCGCGACGCAGCCGCAACAATCAAGCTTGCAGACGCCGTCGCAGCAGAACTCACGGAGTTGAAACGCAAGCTGGCCGCAGTGGTCAGCATCACAGAGGGAAACAAGACATGAGCGTAGAGAACAGACCCGAGTGGATTATCCAGTTCTTCAAGTACGACCACCTACCTGCGCCGCTCGCAGAGGTGTCGAAACCGTTCGCTGACATGGCGAACGTGATGGTGCTGACGCTCCCGCGCAGCCCTGAGCGCACGGTTGCTCTGCGCAAGCTGCTGGAGTCGAAAGACGCTGCAGTGCGCGCGCTGCTCGGAGGCCCTGCGCAGCCATGAGAAACGTCCTAGCCGCCTCTCCCCGTAAAGCACTGCACGAGTACTTCACGAGGCTCACGCCGCTGCTCGGGGAGCGGCGCGCTAGGGCGATCTGCTTGATCGCTGACGACGCCATACGCATTCACCCCCAGGTGCAGCCTGCCCTGGGGGTGCTGCAGGCAGAGTGGTACGCGTCCATCGCTGCCGGCGCGCCTGATTACAGCGTCTACGAGCGCCCGGTCTATCTTGCAGAGGTCTGGTATTGCTGGGCTACCTACAGCCGCAAGTACCTGCGCGAGCTGGACAAGGCAGGTGTGTTTGCAGGCGCTAAGAGCATTGTCGACCTGGGGTGCGGCACAGGCTACTCGACTGCAGCGCTCAGCCAGATGGCGCCTGCAGCGCGCGTGTGCGGCACGAACGTGCTGGTCGGGGAGCAAGGCAAGCTCTGCCTCTCGATGGCGGCGAGCTACAGCTTCGACCTCTGCGCCAACATTGCAGAGGTGGAGACAGTCGATGCGGTGTTTGCCTCTGAATACTTTGAGCACTGGGCTGCGCCGATCGAGCACTTGCGCGAGGTGCTTGCGCGCAGACCGCGTCTGTTAGTCATTGCGAACACGTTTACATCACCGAGTATCGGGCACTTCCCGAGCTACGCAGTCGATGGGGCGCAAGTCGATGGGGCGACTGCGTCTAGGGCGTTCAACGCAACGCTCGTCGACGCAGGCTATCGGCAGAGAAAAGACCTGCAGCTGTGGAACAATCGACCAGCGGTTTGGGAGCGCGCGCAGCTGTGAGCGGCAGAACTGGTAGAGCTGGGAAAACTTGCGAGGCGGTCTAGTGCACTCACGCGAGATATATTCCCAGTTCGCTGACAAAACGACATGAGTCGCTGGAGGAAACTGCAGCCATCCGTACGTTTGGGGAGTCACGTCAACGCCACGAAAGAAAGAAAGCAGTAACCCAGATGTCAAACACGAAGTCGAACAAGTCCACGAAGTCAGTCAGCAGCAACGGCAAGGCGCAAGAGCGCGCGATCGAAGAGGCAGCAGCGCGCGGCGACCGCAAGTTGGTCGCGATGCTGACCAAGGTGCAGGCAGGCATCCGGCTCGAGGCCGCGATGCTGAAAGCTGCAGCTGCAGCGCCTGCAGCGCTTGCAGCGCCCGTTGTGCACCTCCGCGCTACGCCCAAGGCGGACGCTGCAGCGCGCAAGGCTGCCAAGGCTGCAGAGCTGCAGGCTGCCCACGAGGCGCTTGCTGCTGCTGCAGCTCCTGCCCCGAAGGCCTCCAAGAGCAAGGCCCCCAAGGCAGCTCCTGCAGCTCCTACAGCGCCTGCAGCTGCAGCGCCTAAGGCCTCCAAGGCCCCGAAGGCGCCCAAGGCTCCGAAGGCGCCTAGCACGTCCGCCGTGGACGCTGCGGACGTGCTCGAAGCAGTCGCCGGCAAGGCCCCGAAGGCGACCGACCTGCGCAGCACGTACCTGCGCTGGTTGGCCGACAGCTCGAAGGCCTTCTCTCCTGCCTACGTCAACGGCCTGCGTCGCCCGGTGGGCGCGTTCATCGACTACTGCCTCGCGTCGAAGCCCCCGGTCACGGGCAAAGTAGACACCGCGACCCTCGCGGCCTACCGCAAGCACTTCGAGCGGCAGGGCCTTGCGCTCTCCACCACCCGCATGGCGCTTGCACGCGTCAGCACGTTCCTGCGTGCCTCCGGTTCGGACGCAGACCTCTCGGTCCTGCGCGTTGCCCTCACGGACGAGGAAAAGACGGCGGTGGCGTCATGAGCGCCTCGTCGGAATACGAGAGCTACTACGCAAACTTCGACGCCAACCAAGACGTCGATCGGCCGGCCGAGACCTGCGCCTGCAGAGGGCACGGCTGGATACTTTCCGACCTAGACACCTGGCACGAATGCCGAGCGCACTACGCAGGCCAGCCGCACCCCGAAAGCGAGTAGGGCCTGCGCCAAAAAGAAAACCCCCGCTAACGCATGCAGCGTTAGCGGGGGTTTTGCGTTCTGCAGTGTCGCCTCTGTGGGCCCTGCACGCTGTCAGTATTCTGACGGCAGGAGCAGCGTGCAGTCCACGAACCACAGCTGTATGCGCTGCAGCGGGAACGTGCTCCAGCCGATCTCCTGCGCTGCTACTGCCTTGCCGTTGCCGTCCTCGCAGGAGAGCACCCAGGCGCCTGCAGCTCCCGTGACGATGTCTGCCTGCAGCTGCTGCAGCGTCCACACCTGGAACGCCTCTGCAGCAACGCTCGGCGTCAGCTGGTGCGAGACAATGGCGTCCACAAGCCAGTGCGCTTGCGCGCGCTCTGCGAGGTGCTGCACGCCTTCGGTGTAGACGCAGCTGCGGAGCAGTGCGTGCCTGTAGAACGTTTGCGACCCGGTGAAGTTCTGCAGCTCTGCTTCGAGCTCGGTCGCCGTGGGCTTGTCGGTCATGAGCGGGGTCCTTTGTATTCGCTGGCGAGCATTAGCGTGCAGTCAGCGAAGCAGAGCAGCGTGTCTGGCATCGGGAAGCACTTCCACTCGATGCTCTCCGCGTAAACGCAGTAACGATCGTCGATTGTTGCTGCGTGCAGCGACCAGCAGTCGTCGCCGCCAGAGCTTCGTAGCATCCAGTTCTGCGCCGCGTGCTTCGCAACGCGGGGCTCGAGCTGGAGAGACAGGATGGCGTCGATCAGCCAGTACGCGTCTATGCGCTCTGCGAGGTACCGCACGCCTTCCGTGTACGCGTAGCGACCGTGGGGATAGGATTGCGCCGGGTGCGTGAACGCCCGCAGCTCCTGCTGCAGTCGTCCGTGGTGGAGGCCGCGCCGGTCCAGATTGCGCTTGCCTTTCATGAACGCACCACCTTGCTCTGCAGTACGCGCCGGATGACTTCGCGCACTTGCTCCGCGCACTTCATCACAGTCTCAAGGTCTGGCGCCTCAGTGGGCGTGCCGCCTGGGATTGCCAAGTAGTGCATGTCAGCAACCGCCAGCGTGTGCCCCATGCGAGCTGCCTTAGCCTTGGCGTTGCCCGGTAGCGGAGACTGGTATGTAGCGCACGTGGAGCGCAGGTCTTTCATCTGGAAGTCTGCAGGCGCCCCGAGCTTGATGAGCTTCTTGGCCTTGTCTCCCATCGCCTGGTAGCCGGTGCGCAGCACGCGCTCGTAGCCGTGCTTGCGCCCGGATGTCAGTGCGCGCATCAGCTCCGCAAGCAGCGGGGAGTATCTGGGCACAACGCGCCCGTCCTCTTTCGTGTGCGTGCCCATCTCGACGTCGCGGGGTTCGTGCGTCTTGGTCTTTGCTGCAGGCAGACGGATCACGTCTAGCCCCGTACTCGCTTCGTCGTACTCTGATGGATGATCGAACACCACCTCGTGGCACTGCAGCGTAGCTAGCTCGCCGCGTCGCATGCCTGAGAGCAACGCTACTGCGACGACGGGCGCCATCGGCGGCGTGCTGCGCTTGCGCTTTGGCGAGTCGTCGTAAGCGAACGCGGCTTCGAAGATCGCCTTTATCTCTGCCGTCCTGTAGCAGCGTGGTTTGGGCGCAGGCTGCACCAGCCTTCCGAGTGCGCCGCGCAGAGCGTCGCCAGACAGGTGCACAAAGCGCCCAGCGACAGCTGCTGCAATCAGCATCTGGCGTATAGGCTTGACCTCCTGGTTGACGCTGGACGGCTCGCGCGCGTGCCCGTGCGCAAGCTTTTCTTGCCGAGAGACAAGCCAGTCGGCGAGCAATCCGCGTGACAGGCCGCCGAGCTGCAGCACGCCGCGACGCTCGCACCAGTCTGCAAACTCTGTGAGCCCGTCGCGGTAGCGACGCAGCGTGATGGGGCTTGTGCGCCTGCCGCGTCGGGACACTTTGCGCCCGACAGCGGCGAGGTACGTGCTGACCTCCTCGCGGATGCTGCAGGTCGTGCCGGCGAACTCCCGCCCGCCTGCGAGCGTTACTTCGAGCTGCCGGCGCAGCAGCGTGCGCGACAGCGTCTGCGCTGCAGCTTCGGCGGCCTCCAGCGTCGTCACGCCCGGCAGTCTGGGCTCGCGGCCTCTGCCTGTGCTCGGGTCGGTGTAGCGCAGCGCGTAGAACGAGCGCCCCGGCCTGGGCTTGATGATGACGACGCCCTTTGTCTTAGACTCGGGGCGGACCCTAGCAGGCGCTCTCGGGGCTGGAGCTGCGGTGGGCGCTGCAGAGCTTGCCCTCTGCGCTCGCAGGCCTTCCACGAGCTGGAGCGCTGCCTGCTCTGCCTCGTGCTCGGAGGCTACGTCCAGCCTGGGCTGCCTGGACGTGCCTGTGGCGGGGTCCGTGTAGCGCAGCGCGTAGTACGGGCGCGCTGCTGTCGGGCGTATCACAAGCACGCCTGGGTGCTGAGAACGCTGCTTTGCGTGTTTTGGGCTCATTCTGTGTCTCCTGGGGTGCACATTGCTTTGCACATGTTTTGGGGTTGAACGTCGTAGATATCCGTTGATATGTCGCACGAGGCTTATTGCGTTCACCCGCTGTTTTCGTGTCCAAAGGCCGTATCCTAGCAGGCATATCTCACGTGCACTAGCTGCATGGTGGAGCAGTAGCACGAGAGAGATAAGTGCGCGCACTTGCTACCCAAAGCAACGAGACAAGTAAACCCCTAAACACACGTTTCTGCGGGGTACATGTGCGCTGCGTTGTGCAGCGCTGCTGACGTGCGCACTCGTTCTCTCGCGGGCCTTTGCTGCTGACATGCGCAGGCTAAGCGGAGCTATCTGCAGGCGCACACAGCGTGCTCACGGGTAGCACCTATCTCTCGCGGGGTACGCGTTGCTTGTAGATTTGGATTGCATCCATGCGCTATGCCCACGCGCCTATGTCCACAGAGCGCACGCCTGCAATGGCCCCGTGGTTGAAAGATATCTATCAGGACCTGGCGCCTCTGCTCACGATCGAGGAGGCAGCAGCGGTGCTGCGCCTAGCTCCTGAGACGGTGCGCAGGCACTGCCGAGATGGAACGCTGCGCGCGGTGCAGTCGCACACTGGGCGCGGCGGCTCTCCGATCCTCATACCGCGTGCAGCTGTGATCGACTGGCTGCGCGCAAGGGAGCTGCACCAGCCATGAGCCCGACACCTGCGATGAGCCACGACTGGACGTACGACGAGTGGGAGGACGAAGACGGCACGCAGCACAGCACCGATCTCTACTGCGCTATTTGCTACTTCGAGTGGGAGCTGGGCGTCGACGAGGGCGACCTGCCGCCCTGCCCGGTGGACCCATGACACTCAACCAAGGAGAGAGCTATGACCGACGAATACGAAGCAGAGCTGCGAGACAACTCATTCATTGTGCTCGACGAGGATACGTTCGTGCGCGCTGTCTGGTACGCAGGCACCGAGCACTTCGACGTGCTTGGGTGGATGTACAGGCCTGCAGGCAAGCCCTGGAAAATCGGCTATCGCTTCCGGCACTACAGAGACGACCGTGTGCACGGCAGCGATGACGAGAAAACAAGCTACGTCGTGACGCCGAGCAATCCCGAGCCCACAGAGGCAGAGCTGCAGGAGATTGCTCGCGCGCTAGACGTAGCGATCAACGCGGTCGGCTCAACGGGGCACTCGCAACGCCTCGACCTAAACTGTCTTGGCCCGCAGGCCTCCAGCATCATCCTGATGCAGCCCTGGGCGCATAGAGGCCCGCTGTGAGCTATTTCTTCTGCGACTGGTGCAAGCGCGCCTACCGCCTGCACGACGACTGGTCTGAAGCAGACGCGCTTGCAGAGCGCGCTAAGCACTTCGGCTCTCCGAAGAAACCTACCGACGCAACGCTCTGCGAGGATTGCTATGCAGAGCTGCTCAAACGAATGGCACGCGCCCGAGGAGGCACAGCATGAGTGACATATTCCCAGAGTCTGTTCTGTCGAACGAGGAGCTGATTGCGGAGTTTCGTGCGTGGGTAGCGGACCCGCTGCAGCAGAGCGAGCCGCGCATTGTGGAGATCACGCAGCGCTACACGCCGCTCGTCTGCTATCGCGGCGTGCAGAACACTCTGCAGCACTACGCTCTGCACGCGTACGAAGTGCCGAAAGACCCAAGCAAGCCTGTGACGTTCGTGCTGCTGCACGGTGCAGACTCGATGCTGCCCGGTGTGTCGGTGTTCGGCGTGAGCCCTGAAGAGATCGTTGTGTGTGCGTGCAGCAAGTGGCGCCACGCGACAGCGCAGCAGCTCATGCACATGGACGTGCACTTCAAGGCGCTGCAGCGTGCGCGCGAGCTTGCCCCGAAGGACGAGCACGTATGCCCATACAATCACGCGCACTGCATTGTCGGGCGCCTATGCAGCGCCTGCACTGACAACTAACGCAACCCAACCCAGAAGAGAGAACAATGCCAAACAACATGCCCAAAGAGATCAGCAACCTGCTCAAGAGTCTGCTCGGCCTCAGCAACGACGACGACCGTGACGACGAGCCGGAGCACACCAATTGCACTTGCCCTGCGTGCCGCATCAAAGACTACAAGCTGCCGGTTGCGCCTCCAGCTGGGAGCGACGAGCACTGGCTGTCCATCCTCGAAGCAGTGAAGAGTGTGCACGAAGGCGGGGGGCGCAGACTGTCGAAGGCAGGAAAGGAGTCGCTGAAGCTGACGATGGTCCCTCTAGGTGCAGAGGCAGAGGACGCGATACTTCAGCTCTGCATAGACACAGTGAACGCCAGCTGCCGTGCAGAGCGCACGCTTGCTGGATTGCTGCCTCCAGGAAAGCAGGTGCCAGAGCACTTACTGCACCACCCCATCACGTTAGAGAAAGCGCGTGAGATGCTGCAGGCAGGCCGCGATGAGTTCCAGAAGAGGCTCACTGTGCGCAAGGCAGAGGCAGAGGCAAGGGCGGACGCAAAGGCGGCTGTCGATGCTGCGCTGCAGCAAGCGCAGTCGGACATGCGCGCGCAAGGGGGCAAGTGATGGCGCGACCTGCGGTCGTAAAAGACTTCATCCTCTCGCAACCGCGCAACATGCCTATTGCAAGGGTCATCAAGGCGGCCAAGCTCGCGAAGCTCGGGAGCGTGAGCAAGTCGTACATCTCGAAAGTGCGCTCTAACGCAGACAAGGCCTCGCCCCAGCCGGCCAGTGCACGCGCTGTCAACGGGCATGCAGTGCCTGCAGACGAGAGCAAGCGCCCCGTTCCAGCTAGCTGGGCTGCGACGCTCTCTACGCCTGCGCTCCAGCCCCTAGCAGACACGGAGCTGCAGCTGCGTAGGCTCTTCGTTGTCGTGGGAACAGAGCGCGCGCAGCAGCTGCTAGACGCCTACAAGGCAGCAGCGGAGATGAACTGAATGGGACGCCAGCAACGGGAGCGCGCGCGCGGGCGCGAGATACAAGAGACGCGTTGCACCTGCGGCATGTTGCTGTGGGACCGCAACACTCCGTGCCCAGTCGAGGAGAACGATTACTTCGTCTGCATCTATTGCGGGCAAGTGATGCAGCTCGACGCAACGCTGCGCGGCAAGCCTATCGACCTGCACGACGTGCCGCACGCTGCGACGCGCAACGAGCTGCGGGAGATGCAAGAGGCAGCTGCAGAGGTTGGGCCTGTGCTGCGTGAGCGCCACAAGCACAGGCGCCCGAACCCGCTCGCCTAGGAGCACACACTAGCGGGCGCCGCCGTACAGCGACGGCGGCGCCTAGCGGCGTCAGACTGCGGGAATGTCTACCGACCTCCCGCACCAGTTGTCTCAAGCCGAGCTGCAGCACCAGTTCCCTCTCGACTTCACCATCGACGACAAGCGCGTCGTGCACGTTGCCAAAGCGTGGCAGCTGCAGCGCCTCGTGCAGATCGAAGTCATCCCTGGCCGGCATGCCACCGTGCACCGCGCTGCAGCGCCTGTGTTCACCGAGTGGCTGCGGCGCGCGCGCCTCGTAGGCGCAGACAAGTGCATCCTCACCGTGGACGGCGGCTTCAATGCGCGCTTCAAGCGCGGGCTGAACGTGCCTGTGTCCGAGGCAGGCCTCAGCAGGCACTCGCGCGGCACTGCGCTCGACCTGAACGCGTCGCACAATCCGATGGGCCGCCCCCCGGCACCTGTCGATCACGTCGGGACGCTGCTGCCGCTCGTGCCGATCGCCTACGACCTAGACATTGTCTGGGGAGGCGACTGGCACGGGACGAGCTGCGACCCGATGCACTTCGAGATCGGGCGCAGCCGCTAGCTGCTGGGGAGCGCGACGCGCATGCCGTAGTTATTCGGCTTGTCGCGCAGCACAAGCCCTGCCTTGCGCTTGAGCTTGTTCGTCTTGAAAGGCCTGTAGTCAACCTTGTGCTGCCAGCGCCCCCACAGGCGCGTCACCTTCGTGACGTCGGGGTGCTGCGCCTGTAGAGAGCGCGCCATGTCGAGGCGCCCATCGCCCTGGTACAGCTCCTCGGTGTTGCCGCCCTTCATGCGCATCGTTGCGACTTTTGTCGCCAGGAATGCGACGAACAGCACCGTGCACCAGCCGTCTTTGAGCGCGCGCAGCGAGAGGTCGGTGTCCTCGTTGTAGCGACCGCGCCAGCGATACGGCAGGTCGTTCTTGATGAGAATGCAGGAGTAGACGCGAGTGTTGAAGCGCACTGCAGGCCACGAGCACTGCGCCGTCTGCGCGAACATGGTGTACTCGAAGCCTGCGATCGCGACGTTCTCGTAGCGGTCTACAAAGTCCTCTGCCGCCTTGAAGATCGTGCCGTCGTTGACGAGGCGCCGATCTCCTTGGTGCAGCCGCCTGAAGTCTCGAATGTTGTCGTCGAGTATCCAGTGCCGCTCTGCGCCTGCCGCCTTGGCGTGCTCCCACACCCAGTTGCGTGCCGGGATAGAGCCTTGCCCTAGGTTGCTAAACGGCAGGCGCAGCAAGCGCTCTGCCGGGATGACAGAGCGATAGGCCTCGTACTCCTGCGGCTCGATCACGACGTGGTGCGGGACGCGCAGGCGCTCAAGCTCGAGCACCGTGAGGCGCGTGTCAGCGCGCCCCTTGGAGATCACATACACGGGATAGCGGGGGTTCACGCAGACACCTCCTCGTCACCGACCCACTGCTCAGTAGAGAGGTCGGTGCGCTCCTTTTGCGGGAACCACACAGAGGCAGTCTCTCTCGTGATCGGTTGCCCGATCAGCTGCGCGAACTTCGCGATGCCCTCTGCGTCGGTGAACAGGATTTTGACGTGCGCGTAGGAGCGCGGCGTGCCGTCGAACTCGGGCATTTCCTTCCACTCGTCTTCAGCGACGTCGGGGATGTTCAAGTCGGGCATGCCCCATGCGTCGAGCAGCACAGGGTCGAACTCCTTCAGCAGCACTTCGAGATCGAAGTCACCGGCAGCCCCCTTGTGCAGATAGATGGTCAGCTTCTCGCGCTCTGTCTCTGACAGCTCGCGCGAGCACACGCGCGCTTCGAGCTCGAAGTCGGGGCCGTGCTTGGCGGCGAGCACCTTCAGCCGCTGATGCCCGTTGTAGACCTCGTTGTTAGGGCCGAGCGCAATCAGCTCCACCTGGCCGAACGAGTCGAAAGAGTCGAGCAGGCGCGCAGACTGCGCGTCGTTGATGCGGCGCGGGTTACGCGGCCACGGCGTAAGGTCGCCCAGCTTGACGCGCGTCGTGCTCCACGTTGGGGCGCTCGCCCCCGCTGCAGGTTTCGCAGCTAGCGGCTGCAGCGTGGGGCGCTTGGGCTTGGGCTCTGACTTGTGCTTGAGCCCGACGCGCTTCGCGGGCTTGTGCTTGACGGGTGCGCTCACGGTGTTAGCTCCCGCCAGTGATGACTGCAGAGACGCCCTTGCGGTTCAAGAAGTCCTGAGCGCGCGCTGCTGCGTCGCTTCTAGGCTTGCCGAGCATGTCGCCGTTAGGCTGCATCGAGTGCTCGATAAACTGTTCGACGATGCACGCAATGAGGTCAGGGCCGTACTGCGCTGCAAGCTTTTCGAGCGCTGCGATCGCGGTAGCGCCGATGTCAGGTCCTACGCCTTGAATCAGGATGGCTTCGACTTGCTGCACAAGCGCGCCGCCGACGGGGCCAGCGCACTTGACGGTGTCATGCCAGACGTTGCTGCCGTTGAAGCCCGCGCAGCCGAAGGCGCTCAGCGAGTAGAGCGTCAAGCTCAGTGCGATCAGTGTTCTCATTGCTCAACCACCTTTACGATTGTGAAGTCCGACGCGAGGTCGGGGTTCTCGATGTATGCATAGGGCATCTCGCAGTAGCCACCACGGCCCCAGTCCGTGCCCCATGAGTTACGCATGATGTAGCGCTTGCGCGAGTCGCTATGCCCTACGAGCACTGCGCAGTGCCCGCCGAGCAGCTCTTCGTTCGGCGCAGGCATAGGCACTACGCCTGTGTAGGCAACGGCGTCTGTCTCGAACGACTCGAACACGCTGAAGCCGAACACGATGTTGTATCCCTGCGAGAGCGCAGTGCGCAGGTCTGTATGGGTCTGCCGCACGCGCCCGACTGAGAGCGCGCGATGCTTCAGCGCTTGCGAGTACGCAGACTGTGACGGGCGCTGCGTGAAGCGGCTGATGTTGTACGGCCACAGCTTCTCATCGGGCACACCCATGTGCTGGATAACCTTTACGCCGTCGCTGATGGCTGCGCCTGCGTCCACACCGATCGAGCCCTCGCGAGCGCGCTCGTTGTAATAGATGAACAGCCGCGACGGCTGCCATGCGAGAGGCACCGCATTCGCCTGCTTGAGCACGTAGTGCACAGCGCCGCCCAGCCCGTTGCCGGTGCAGCTCCCGAGCGAGCCTTGGTCGTACGGCTCGGGCCACTTCGGCGTGAGGTCCACTTCGGGAAGGATCGGCGCAGCCATGAGCGGCAAGTGCGTGTGCTGCGGAACGAACGGTGACGGCAGGTCGCGGCGCCAGCCGTAGGTGCGTGCGTGTTGCGTCATGTGTATCTCCTCAAGGGAACTGGTTCAGAGGCGTGCGGCGGATGAAGTTGATGAAGGCCCAGCGGTTCGCAGAATGCGTGAGCCATGCGCCTGCGTACACTGCAGGCGCAACGGCGAGCCCAGTGGTGCGAACGGTTGTGACGATGAGGCCCTCTTGGGTGATGGCGAAGAAACGCGTCAGGACGCTCGGGTTATGGTCGAGATAGCAGACCATCTTGCGCTTGACCTCAGAGATAGCGCCCATCGAAGCGCCGCCGCCGCTTTCGACTGAGTACGTGCCGCTGCCGGGGCCGACCCATCGCACAGCCACTACAGACGTGTTCTCTAGGCCTCCGAAGTAGAACTCGTTCGCTACGCCGCTGCCGAACTGAACGCCGCTCGACACGAACACGTAAGCAGCGTTCGCGCTCGCGAACTCGCCGCAATACATGCTCGATTTGTAGGTGAACGCGCCTGAGGTCGCTTTGTATATCTGGACCTGCCCAGCAGACGGCAGCTGCAGGATGAGCACGCCGCCCAGTAACGTCGAGCGGTAGGTGCCCGCTACAGCGTTGCCGAGCGCGCGGTCGATGTCTCCTGCGCGCGTCAGCACCGTCCACGGCGAGTCGCGCAGCGCTACTGTCCAGCCGTTGTTCGCCAGGTCAGGGTCGGTCATCACCGACGCGTTTAGGTCCCACGCGTCGGGCGAGGCTTGCGGCGTGAGGAACAGGTCGGTGGACAGGCCACGCGGGCCCTGTGGGCCTGTGGGACCGTCGTCACCTGCAGGCCCGTCAGGACCTGCAGGGCCTGCAGGCCCAACGCCTCCAGGCGCCCAGATAGCGTGCTCTGCGTCCTGGACCTTGAGCACGTAGTCAACGACAGGCGTAGAGGCGCTGACGTCGATCGAGCCGGTGGGGGTCTTGAGCGCGGCCGCGATGCCTGTAGCGAACAGATTGTCTAGAAAGCTCATGGTTCGGACACCTCAGTCGATGGAGCACGGGCTCGAGGGTTTGAAGCTGATAGCTGCGCCGAGCAGCTCGTGCGTCGCGGCGGGGTCGCCAGTGATGCGCAGCGAGTAATCGTAGCTGCCGTTGGCAACCACCTCGGGCGTAAGCGTAGGCGCGACAGTCTTTACGCCGCTGCCTGTTGTCGTCAGCGTGCCGCTCGCGAGCACAGTCTCTGTCGGCGTTGCACCGCTCGGGCTCACGCCCCAGTCGCTGATGAGTGTGCGCACCAGCTCGAACGTGCCCGGCGCACCTGTCGCGGTGTAGCGCAGCCACACCTGGCTGATTTCGGAGAGCGACGGCAGCGACGGGAGCGGGATGGTGACGACGTACGCAGTCGCGGACGACTTCCATTTTTCGCCGTCGAACACTGCGCCGAGCACGGTGTTGTCGTTGATGCCGGCGCTCAGGCGCACGCGGCGAAAGATCGTTGCTGGCACGCCGTACTTCACGTGCTTGCCTGCAGGCAGCGTGATGTCGTTGCCAGACACAAGGCCTGCAGTGCCAGTGACGAGGCCCGTTGCGCTCACGTCGCCGCCCGCTACGACGTCGTCTCCTGCAATCACGTCGTCAGCTGCGTTGATGTCCTCTGTCGCCGTGACGTTGCCTACGCGGAGCTCCGTCGAGTTGGAAAGCGGCCACGTCGCCCAGGGCGAGGCGCCTACTGTCACAAAGCACACCTGAATCCGCCCCGACCAGGTGAGCATGAACGCTGACGACGGCAGCGACGGGTCCTGCTGAATCCAGCGCTGCGTTACGGGCTCCCAGCGCGCGTTGATGCTGAACAGCAGCTGCGCCTGCTCGGACGGGATGCCGCTGAACATCATCGTGTCGGAGTTGCCGCCGCCGAGCAGCGCTTGAACGACCGTCTTCCAGCGGTTGCCGCTGTTCGGGTCTGCGTCTGCGCTCGTGAACATTGTGAGCCCAGGGCTGTTAGCGCTTGCAGAGTCAACGCCGACGCCAGCCTTTGCCAGAATGTTGTCCTCGAACGTGTTGCCCTCGGTGAACACGTTCGCAACGTCGAACCACGCGACGTGCTCGTTGATCGCTTTGGTGCGGTTCGCGAGCGCTTGCGCAAGCGCCTCTACGACCTCTGCTGCGTTGTTCCGACTGTCAGTGCCATCGGGCACCGTGATCGGCGACGTAAAGTCATCTAGCTCTGTAAGTGCATGCGCCATCTCGGTGCTCCTTCAGTAGACCTGAATCACTGACACGACGTCTGGGGTGTCCCACACGCCGCCTTCGTTCCACGTGTGCCCGAGCGGGTAGTCCCAAAGCTCACCGTTGCTCGGGAGCACGATGACGATGCCGGTGCAGTGCGCGGCGTTCCACTCTGTTGGGATGAGCGCGAGGTCTGCAGCATCCTGTGCGCTTAGCGGCGGGACGTATGTGTCCGAGTTGAAGATCAGCCACCAGCGCGCCCACTTCGCCGGCAGCCCATCGGGGTGCCACGGGATGTCATCGCGCACAACGACGCCCGCAGCGTCCATCGAGTAGCGGCGCCCCGAGCGATAGATGAGCTGGATCGGGAACGTGTTCGGTGAGTAGTACGCGTGCAGCTGCGCGAGCATTGCGTACGGGCCGCCGCGGCGCCTGTGGTCGTCGAGCCAGCGCGTGAGGCGCGCTGCATACGTTGCGTCATCTTCGAGTAGACCGCGCGAGATGCGGCGCTCGCGTCCAATCAGCGGCAACGACTCGGCAGAGTAGAGGTTAGGAAACCGCATCTTGACGCCGGCCACGAGCGCGTCAGCAAACGCGTCGATCTGCGCGCCGTACGCGTAGAGCAGCTTTTCGGCCCAGCCGTGCTGCAGCCACGGCGGCGACACCATGCGCAGGCGGTCGCGGTATGTGCGCGTTGTAGAGTCGCTCACGCTGGGCCGCCTTCCGGCGACGCAACCTGGTGCACGTTGCCCGTCACTGTGCCGAGCGTCATCACCTGCGTGTTCGTGAGTGCAACGTCGCCGCCAGGCACCGTGACTACGACGTGGAATATCTGCGGCAGAACGCTGCTGATGGCTGCCTTGATGGCGTCGAGCCAGACGTAGCCTGTCGTGTCGGACGAGAGCAGCGTGTTACCCCCGATTGGCTGGCGCACGGTGAACTCGCTCAGCGCTGCAGCTACAGACGCCGCAATCTGCGCGTTGCTCTGCCCGCTGGTGTTGTACGCCCACAGCTCGTACGTGACAGCCTGGTTGACCGCTGTGGCTGACGCGGTGTGGGCCGTGACGGCGAGAGGCGCAGCAAGCTGCTGCACTGCTTCGTCAACGGCGCCCAGGTCTGTAGCGAGGTTCCCGATCGTGCCTCCCACAGTGCCGCTCGCAGAGGCAACGACCAGCGTCACGTTGCCAAAGCCGTCCTTCAGCGTGCGTGTGCGCGTGATGCCGCACGGCTCTCCCGTTGAGCGGTGCGCGTTGCGTGCTGCGTAGGCGTACGCGTCCCAAGGCCCCATAGGGGAGAGCGCGCCGAGCTTCTCGGAGCACTTCAGGCGCAGCGCTGCGTCGCTCTCGGCGTCGAGCCCCACGAGTGACGCAGCGTTCGAGCACGTAACGTTCAGCAGCGCAGTAGTGAGGCGCGTGATGGTGGCTGCGCCCGTGGTGCTGTCGGACCCAGCCTCTACAGCGGTGATCGGCACTGTGATCGTCTGGCTCGCGCCGAGCACGAACGCAGTGTCGTTGCGGTACGCCTTGCCGCTTTTCGGGTCGGACGTGACAGGCGTTGCGACGATGAGGTCGCCGGGGTCGATGTTGTAAATGCCGCCGCCTGAGTTCGACAGCGTGATGAAGCCCGCAGCGAACGTCGCGTCAGTGCGCGTCACGCCGTAGACGTACTTAGCAACCAGCGTGAGCCAGTCGTTCACCGCGAGGTCGAGGAAACCAGACTGTGCGATCTGCGCCTGCAGCGATGAGAACGCGCTCAGCATCGCGCTCACAGCGACCGTCATCGTTCGGACGACTGCGCCCGAGGCCCACGACGTGGTGTTCACGCCGAGCACGCCGTACACGCGATAGATCGACGCTTGCACCTCTGCGCGCGTCGCGGGTTTTGTCAGGTCTGCAAGGGAAAAGAATGCCATCGAGCCTCAAATCAGCGTGAGCAGGGTGGTTTCGTCCGACACGGCCAGTACAAAGCCGAAGCGCCCGATCGAGGAGTCTGCGGGCGTAAGCAGCGCGGTGACTTCGAGCAGGCTTGCGCCGTCGCTGACGACGTTGATCGTCACTGACTGCACGCGCTCATCCTTCAGCGCCTCTGCGACGCAGCGCGACTGCAGCGTGCGCAGGTCCTCCCGCGTGACGCCGCGGTTGCAGTAGCCGCGCAGGTCGAGCCCGTAGTCGGCGTCGTCGATGAGCCCGCCGCGCGGCGTGAGAAAGCGCCGCACTACAGCCTGCGCGATGATGAGCGCCCCGCCCGGTGGGAGCTCGGAAAACGTCTCAGTGCAGTCGGTCACGCACGAGAGGTCCGTGCCCCAGTAGAGCGGCGGCTCGGGCACGTCAGCAACGCGCCCGCCTGCGCGCAGCTCCGCGAGCTGGACGTCGAACGCTGCAGTCAGTGTTGGGTTCATGGCGTCACCTTGAACACCGTGGACATGGCAGCCCACGCGGCGGGGTTAGTGGTCGCAAAGACGAGTGCGTTCGTGTGCCCGCCTGCGCCTGGGAGCGTCGTGTCGATGGCGGCCTGCAGCTCGTTGCCGAGCGCGGGCGAGTTCCCGTCGAACACGTAGACACTCATGGTCGCGCTCGGGATGACCAGCGCCGCGTCTGCTGCGAGCAGTGCGTTCAGCTGCCCAGTGAGCACGGCAATCTGCGCCGCGATCGCAGGGCCTTGCAGCGTCACAGTGGGGCCGCCGATGGCTGCCTGCAGGCTAGCAACGGTTGCGAGCGCAGCCGTGATGGTGGCCCCGAGCGCGGGGGGCGCGACGGTGATGGCCGTCAGCACGTTGTTCAAGCCGAGCAGCTTGGCGTTCAACTCCGGGATGCTGAAGCCTGCAGCGCCATCGAAGCCTGTCGCAAACGCAGCCAGCAGCGGCACTGCGCCCTCGATCGACAGCTCTCCTAGGACAGCGACGCTCACAGCTTCACCTTGGGCGAGCCTGTAGAGACTGCGCCGTAGAGCGGCGCAGCGAGCGGCGGCGCAAGCGTAGGCACCACAGAGTCGAACGAGATGAGGTGCGGCACGCCTGCAACGACTGCAGCGTTAGGCGGCGCTGGAACCGCGGGCGGGAGCGGCCACAGCGTGACGATGGTGCCTACACCTCCCGACTGCACGAGGTCGCCCTGGCGCGCTGCAGCTTGCTCCGAACCTGCGATAGCGATGAGCGTCGGGACGAAGCCCGCGCCGCCCGGGCCGACGTAGCCGGTGATGATCGGCTGCGCTGGGTCGCCGTCGATGAACTGCACGACGACCTCTGCGCCGAGCGCGAGCGTGGCTGCAACGCCAGGCATGCCAGGGAACTGCGACACGCTGCGCAGGTCAGGCAGGCCTGCCTGCTTGCGCGTGGCCTGCAGGTCGACGCGCAGGTCGTCGTTCATGGTGACGACGCGGTAGCGGTAGAGCCCGAGCAGCTCGCCGGCGACAGAGTGCCGGATGATGGAGCGCAGCAGCCCTGCTAGGCGCCCGGCCTCGTTCGGCAGCCCACCGAACCACACAGAGGCGCGCAGCGGTGAGTTGTCGCTGCTGCTCAGCTCGAAGTCGTGCACGGTCTGCGGCCCGTCTAGGCGCTCGTCGGTCATGACGGCGCCGATCTGCAGCGCAGACAGGTCGTCGACGGCCAGGTGCGCGACGCGCTCTTTCGCGTCGTAGTCAAGCAGCACGTATGCGTCAGGAGACAGGTCTGACGTAGGGCGCACGCCGACGTACGTCAGGCCGTTGAAGTCCACCCACCACGAAGCGCCCCCGGCTGCGTATTCGAGGATGGTCGAGGCAGCTTCGTTCGCACGCGCGTAGTCGCTGCCTACGCGCTCGAGCGTCGGCGCGAAAGACTGCAGCGTCTCTCCGCACTCGCGCGCTGCGTCCTCTGCGATCAGGCGCGCCTTGATGCCTGCGTCGTTGTGGTAGCCCTTTGCGCTTAGGAGCTTGCCCCAGGCGCCAGCGCCCCCGATTACCTGCGCGGAAGTCTGCAGCGCAAAGGACCCAGCCTGTAGGGGGCTCACCGTGCCTACAAGCTGCGTATCTCCGACGCTGAGCGTCACAGTGCCCTCGAGCGTTGCAGGCTCGGCAAGGTCCACGTCAGCGACCCACGGCCCGATAGCGGACACCTGCAGGCGCAGCGTGCGCACTGCGAGCCCGTTGACGGCGATGAATGTTTCAGTTGGTGCGGTCATGGCAGGGCATCAAACGCGGCGTTCTTCGCGGCGTCCTGGGCGTTGAGTTGCTCGATCTCTGCATCCTCTGGGTCTGCAGGCGTTGCCTTCGCGCCGTCTACTTTCGCGGCTGCGATGAACGGCTTGTGGAACTCGATCATTTTGATCTCGATCGTCCACTCGCCGTCCGCGGTCTGCTCCGGCTGCGTGATGTCCTCTACGACAGCTGCGCGTATCTTGCAGGCAGCGAGGTACGGGTGCGTGACGTCGAATGCCTTCGTGCCGACGCCGCGCCTCGGTAGCACTGAGAGCAGCGGCTCTAACTTCTCCCACCAGATGGTCCAGTCCTCTACGGTGTAGAGGCGCAGCTTGACGCTGAAGTGCGACAGCTTTTTGCCGTGATAGAAAACGAACGCGCCTGCGATCGCGTACGACTCGCGTTCGTCCCAAGAGCGCGGGCTGCCTGCGCCGACGATGTCTGCGATGCCAGGCGAGCGCACGCCTGAGAAGTCCACCCAGTCTTGCGGCTCGGTGATGGGGTTCCACAAGCTCATGGCGCAGCAGCTCCTTGGCGTTGCGGTGCACCGGACTCTGCGTGCAGGCCCTCAAGTGTGCGCTCCAGCTCGCGGCGGAATGTGCGTGCAAGCGCGTGCGGCTCGGCCGATGGCGCGTGCACGTTGAGCGAGCCGATCGTGACGGTGCTCGTCTTCGTGTTGCTCGCCGTCTTGCCGCCGATCAGGCCGTCTGCAGGCGGGCCTTTCTGCGTCTGCCCGCCGAGCTTAGGCGCGCCGCCTACGCGCGCAGCGTTGCTGCTCTGCGTGCGGGGGCTGCCTGCGACCTGTGTCTTGACGTCAGACGGCAGCTGATAGATCAGCTCAGCGAATACCTTTGCTGGCGTCGCGATGCCGAGCGCGCTGCGGAATGCGTTTGCAGCTTCGTCTGCAAGGTCTGCGAACACTGATTTGACTTTCGCCCAACCGCTACGCAGACCTTTGACGATGCTCTCCCACAGGCCTGTGCCGAGAGCCGTCCAGTCGATCTCATTCCACAGGTCGTAGAGATACATCAGCCCGACCGCGAACGCGGCGAGTGCTACGGCTGCAAGCAAGAACGGCCACGTGACGCCGAGGATAGCGATTGCGAAGCTTGCAGCTGCAACGACGCCCTCCCACAACGCGACGATGACTGCAGTCGTGAGAAACATGACGAAGCTTGTGAACGCGCCGATGACAGTCGAGCCCACCATGATGGCGAGGTAAGAGAACGCCGCGGCGAGTAAGTAGACCGTCCACTTACCGAGCTGAATCTTGTCGAGCAGGTCGCCTGCTGACTGCGTCTGCGACTTGCCGAACGTCTTGGCGAACCAGTAACGCACGTCCTGCCACGCAAGCTTGAGCTGCAGCGCGCCGATGATCATCTGCTTGAAGAAACGGCGCATGAACACAATGCCCGTCTCAGCTGCAGCGAACATCGGCTTCAGCATCGAGGTAAACAGAGACTTCAGCGCCTGCCCTGACGCTGTGTTGATGTTCAAGATGTCGCGCAGGCGCTTCATCGCATCGAGCACAGGCTCAACGTTCAGGCCGCGAAACAGGCTCGCCCAGTTCTCTTTTTGCTTACGCTGCTGCACCTCTAGCGAGGACATTTGGCGCTGCACGATGCCGCCGAAGCGGTTCTTGATGTCGTTGGTGAGATTCTTGACCGAGCCCCCAGCGATCGCGAGGTCTGCTGCGAAGCCTGCGAAGCCAGAGCCTGCAGAGTCTCCGAGCGCAGAGGCCTTGATCGCCGTGCCCTCAAGCGCATCGGCCAGCGTGTTGCCGCGCACGCCTGCGCGGAAGAGCTGCTCTGCGTAGCCTGTTACTTTCTCGCGGCTGATGGACACCGACGCAGAGACGCGGTCGATCGCGTTCATGATGTCGTCTGCCTTGCCTGGCAGGATGCCGAAGATGTTTCGCATCTTCGTCAGTGCTTCGAGGTGCAGCATTTCGTTGCGGCGCGCGTCGCCTGCAGCAAGCGCCTCGCTAAAGAGGTGCTTTGCGACCACTGCGCTGCCTGCAGCGACTGCAGCGAACGCCACCGCGAGCCCGATCGCGCCAGCAGTCGCGCCCTTCATGCCCTCTGTGACCGAAGTGAGCTTCTGCACGATGCCGTTCAAGTTGCCCGGCATTGAGGCAGAGGTGCGCTGCAGCTCCGCGATGCGCGCGCTGAAGCTCGACGCGCTTTTGCCTGCCTTGCCGAACGTGCCGCCGAGGGCGACGAAGCGACCCTGCGCCTCAGCGATTCGGTCCTTCTGTTCGACGATGCGCTTGGTCAGCTCTTCCATCGGCTGCTTCACGTCAGCCGTGGTTGCGCCCTTCAGCTGACGCATCGCCTTCTGCATGTCAGCAAGCGCCTTGGTGTCGCCCTCCAGCTGGCCCTGCAGCTTAGAGAGCGCGCTTGCTGCTGACTGCGCGCCTGCGCTGACGTTGTCTTGTAGCTCGATGTCGAATGTTGCTTTTGCGTCCTCTGCCATCGGCTATCCCTTCGACGTCATCGCTTTTCGCAGGTGGCGCAGCTCTGCAAGGCCTTCCAGCAAGTAGAGCGCGCCTACGTACGCGCGCGCGCTCTCTGCCCCTTCGCCTGTTACGCGCGTGCCAAACGCAGCTAGGAGGCACCGCGCGGCGAGCCCGTCATCGCGACGGGCCAGCGCGCGTAGCTCGACTATTTTTTTGCTAAGTCGTCGCTCTTTTGGCCAGCAAGCGTAATGACCGCGCTCGCCATGCGAAGCAGCGTTGCAGGCAGCTCCTCAAGTATGACGTCCAGCTCGCCCTGGCTAGGCCACACAACGCACGGGCGCACAAGCGCGTTGACGTCCTCTGTGGTTGCTGCGCCTTTGTCCTGGAAGCGCCGGAACTTCATCGCTGAAGCGCGCTTCAGGATGATCATTCCCTTGTCGGTCTGGACAACTGCGATCGACACGTCCACGTCGCCGTGTTTGTCGATAGCGTCGTCGAGCGCTACTTCGTCCCGCAGCGCGAGCTGCTCCAGCCCAAGCGCGCGTGCTTGTGCGCGCGCTTCGACTCCGGCTTGACGCGCAGCAGCAAGCTCTGCGCGTTTTGCCCTTAGTGCACTGATATCCTGTGTGTCGTCGTCACTCATGCGACTAGCTCCGAGTTGTCAAAGAGCAGCAAGCCGTTGCGACGAATCAACATCGCGTCGAACTCGACCTCCTCTTTGAGCGGGTCTGGGTTTTCCTCGTCGTTCGAGGTGTTCGTCATCCAAACGCAGCGCTCGATCTCGATGTCGATCTCTGCTTCGGATGGCTCGATGTACTGCACCATGATCTGAAACTCGATGTCGCCGTACGACTGCAAGTCAGGCGCCTTGTTGGCGAGCGCTTGCCGAAAGATCTGAACTGACTCTTTCCAGCCGGTGAGCTTCACGGGTTCGATGGTGTACTTGCCGCGCGAGCGACCGCGCGGTGCGTGCGCGCGCCCCATGCCGTATGCCTTTACGCGTTCGCGCTTGTCGCCAAACGAGATGGCGGTAAAGCCAGTGAAACGCTCCTGGTCCAGCTTGAGCACGATGGAGCCCCAGCTGATTTGGTTGCCGTTCACGATGATAGGATCGGACATTGCAGAACTCCTTTACGCAGCTACGAGCTGCAGCGCTGGGTTGAAGAAACCGACGTCGAGCGAGACGAACTCGGGGTACGCAAGCGGGATGACGCGCGCTTGCCCTGTCAGCGTGCGCGTAGAGAGCAGATTGTCGGTGCGGCTCAGCGCGAACTGGATGCCGCTAGCCTTCGGCTTCGACATCAGCGTCGCGCGCATGACTGCAAGTGCGCCCTTTTCGATCTCGCTCGCTTCAGACTCCAGGATGAAGCCGGTGCTCTTAGACACGAGCACGGGCTTGTTCAGGCGGCGAATGAAGTACACGCGCAGTGCTTCGTGCGTGATGTTCAGCACGCGTCTGTGCGGCATGAGCTGGAAGTCCGAGCCGGTGGGAGAGAACAGCCGCGGGCGGTTGACGTACACGCCGCCGAAGCCGTCCCACGTGCGCAGCGTGCCGAAGCGCAGGTCGTCAAGGCCTGGGCTCACCGTCTCGTCGTGCTCGTCTGGGTTCCCGTTGACGTCGCGAATCGTCACGCCTTCGAGCGCGCCTTGGTTCACGTCAGCAATGTCGATCTCGTGCGAGACAGAGGCCTCGCGCGCAGCGGTTGCAAAGCTCGCGGGGCGACGGTAGCGCCTGCCGCTTACGCTAGAGACTAGCTTGCAGCCGCCTGCGTAGAGAGAGCCGTACTTGCTGCTGTCAGCCGCAAAGCCCGCGAGCGACGTTGCGTAGGTGGACTCCGACTCACCGATCGCAGGGATACGCGTGTTGCCGATCCAGGCCTTGTACTTGCCCGCAGTCGCCATGCCGGCGATCGCAGTGTCGATGTTCGGCAGCGTGCCTGCGTCTACGGGGCCGACAATCTGCACCAGCTCCCAGTACTGTTGCGAGGCCTTCAGCGCTGCGAGCGCAGTCAGGATGTTCGCGCCGCTCCACGTGGCCGCATGGCCAACCGCGGTGAAAAAATCGCCAGCGATCAGCGTGCCTGCAGCGAAGTGAAACGTGACGCCGATGTTGTCAGGCGCAACGAGCGTGTTCGCAGTACCGAGCGCGGTGATCGGGCCGTAGTTGCGCCCGCCGTCAGCGCTCAGCTGATAGGTCGCGCCTGCAACGCCGATGGTGGCACCCGTGAGGATTTTGACTTTGAGCTCGACGTCGTCTGTCGGCGTGCCTGTCGCTGTGACGACTGATGTGCCTGCGACGGTCGTGTCGTCTACGGCGTCGAGCACTGCAGCAGTTGCAGCGTTGCAGCGCACGAAGAGCACTGCGCGCCCGTAGCGCTCGATGTAGTGCGCTGCAGCTTCGACGGCGGGGCCGTTGACGAAGTTCGCTTGAATGTCGCGCACGCGACCGAACGCTGCTGGCGTGTCGAAAGGTCCTGCGCTGCACGGACCTACGATGGCATGCAGTGCGCCCGACGTAGGCGGGAGCACCCCGAGCGCGCCGTCCAGCTCGGTGATAGTGACGTTTGGTTGTGTCATGAGATTGTGTCCCGTCTGTTAGGTGTCGTTGCTGCCGATCAGGCCGGCACGAGTTCCAAAATCACGGCGCCTGCGCTGCCGTCGCCGCCTGCGCTGCCTGCGCCCCCGATGCCGCCAGTGACAGAGC